CTCTTGCTGTTGCCTTCTGCTCAGTTGGATTAGCTCGTTCTGGGTGCTTAAGCCTTGAGGTATTACCCTTGTAGTCATAAGAGGATATACGAGAGCGTCCAGCACCTGAGCCGATAGGAACGAGGGACCATGAATTAACGAAGGCACCAGAGTAAACGGGGGAGATTTCTACAGCGTAGTTACCAAGGCTAACCAACTTCTCTTCAATCCTGTCGCCAATCAACTCGTCTATCCTATCCATCTTGGCTTGGAAGCTAGGGCTAATAGTTACTTGCGTTACCATAGATTATCCTCTCACTTGACAGATGTAGCAGATACGGGTGTCACCTGACCAAAGCTCTTGAACTCTTACGATCTTAACACCATCGCCAACACCTGAGATAGTATCCTCAGCGTCAGGCAATGGCAGAGCAGCACCAGCGGTATCTACAGCAGGAAGGTAAGCCTTACGATCACCAAGGTAGATATTGTCGTTATCAATCTCAGAAAGATTAAAGTCGGCAAAGAAGCACTTGACTGTATATGTTGTATTTGTAGTGCTAGAGACTGTACCTGTAGCTGGATCATAAGCGCCATACGCAGGCTTAGTTAAAGTAACTGACCTACCAAACGAATTAATTAGCTGAAGCACATTCTTGGATAGAAGAACTGACATTCGCTGTCCTTATTCGTTAGGGTCATAATAGCCGTATGAACTACCATCTGGAGGATTCTTGAACTGATCACGTCTGAACGAAGGATCATTACGGTCGGTGTTATCTCTAACAGTTTCCATATCAGCCCTGCTAATACCACCACCGATCATACCCAAGGCTCCTGCTGTACGCTTGCCCTGATACTCAAGTCTATCAGCTAAGAGGGAATACTGCACAGCTAAGTCACTGTACTGAGCCATAAGCTGATCATCTAGGTCGATAGTGACCTGTCTAGCGTACTTACCTGAGATAGCCCTAGCGATCCATCCAGCAGCATAATAGGTACTGTTGTTAGTCTGGGTTAAGGCGAAGGCTATCTCTTGGTCTTGTACCTGTGTATCGGATACATTAGTATCACCAACAAGCAATCTTACTACGTTTAGGCGACCTGAGGCTGTCGTAGTGTTTAAGTTATCTTCGTCATATGACCACGACATATAGTTAGTCCCCTTAGTAATTATCCAATAATGGTATCTCTGATAGTGTAGAACTCATCTGTGGCCCAAGTATTCCTACGTAGCCACTGACGAATAAGCCCTCGTTGCTTATCATCAATCTTCGACTGCTTACACTTCTTGTCACCAAACTCTTGTGCTGATGATGTGCGGTTCTTAACAATAGCGTTTAGCTGCGTAACGAGGCTTCTCAATTGCTCTGAGTTCAACTCGTTAAGGCGATCACCAACTTTGTTAGTCTGCTCTTTTGCGCTATTGTGGCGGATGAACCCACTAGCATAAAGATTATGGACATTGTGAAGCTGTTGCTCCCAGTCTTCTTTACGAAAGTGTTGGTTGACCCAGTTAAATTCTTCGCCTTGTCCCCACGTCTTACCGAATGCTGAGAACGAGGTCTTTACAAACACAGGACGATCTACTTGCCATCCAAATGCGTTATCAATACGGAATTGCTTTTCAGCTTTTCTATCCATTTTAGTTGTCCTTAGTACTATTGAGATAGCTTGCTATCGAAGCTACAAATTATTATGATTGGGTCTTAGGGGTGTATCCCCCAGCAAGATACTAGGAACCACTGGGAGATACTATTGTTTACTACGGTATTAGGAGATAACGCCGTTGAAGAACATACCGAGGTCAGCGCCTACGACTTTCATGTCATAAGCTTGCTTAACGTGCAGTTCTTCAGCAATACCCTCAACACGGAGGAAGTCACCTGTGAAGCTCTCTACAGAAACACCGAAAGATGCACCTGGTAGGGAGTTCCATGTGAAGGTCAGACCAGCAGCAGGAGACATAAGACCAGCAGAGCTAGGAGTATATGTCAGCATAGCGTGCTTACCACCGATAAAGGCGTTAGATTCTGCAATACCTTCAGCAGCAGAGTTCTCTACAGCTTCCATGACGTAGAAGTTCTCTACCTCAAAGATTTCAGCCAACTTAGAGTCAGCAACCAATGCAGTGTTAGTGATGGTAGAACCACCGTTCAGACGTGCAAGGATGTCTGGGTTGTTGATCAGGCTATCACGTACAGCTTTACCAACAACCATTGTGTTAGGCTTGAACCCACCAGAAGCAAGCTGCATAGTGCGACGTGCCGAAGTAACATCTACGATAGGTGTAGAGTTGGTGTAGTCATCCCAGTGAACAACGTCAGTGCCAGTAGCACCACCAGATGTATTACCATCCCATTCAGTTGTCCAAACACCAGTGGAGAAGAAGTTAGTTACCCAGTCCTTCTCACGGTCGATGAGCATGTTATGCATAAGCATATTAGCACCAGCAGAACGGATTTCCAAAGCTGCATCTTCGTTAGCAAGTGTCTGCTCGTCAAAGTCTGTAGCTAGGCCATAGACATCAGCGAAGTAGTTGCTGTTGGAGATAGACATACCGACACGCTCAGGACGTGTACGAGGTGCCAGAGCTTTACGCTCACCAGAACGGTTAAAGTTCTCGCGGTCATAGATGTAGTACTTATCGGATTGTTTAGCAACGTCCACCATTGGGAAGACTTTACCAGCGATAAAGTTAGATTCGTCTTGCAAGTAGGCCAGCGTCAGGTTAGTGAGCGGCTGATCCAGATGCACTTGACTTGGAGTCAACATAGGCATATTAGTAGTTCCTTATTTTCTATAGCTTCTTAAGCTGCTGCGTTGCCGCCACGGAAGAAGTCGATTGTTGCATAACCTGTAGCAGCGGCTGCATCTACGCAAACACCAACTACAATATCGTTAGTGGCAGCTACGACACCAGCGCCGTTAGCATCTACACCTACGAGTGCGCCAGCGGTCAGACCACCAGTACCTGCAAGCACTTTAACGCGACCATGAGTAACGACTGTAGCAGCCTTACCAGACGCAGGGTCATTGATTAGAACACCGAAAGCAGCATCTGCGTTACCAGCGGCAACTACAGTACGATCAGTCGTGTTCATCTTAACAAAAGTGAACTGAGCAGCACTAAGGTCAGCACCAGCTACCATTGTCTCACGGATTTGATTACCTTGAGTAGACATATTGTTTAGCCTTTCTTATAGACTTCTTTGATGAGAGCTTTACCATCATCAGTTTTGATTACGGCTGCATATGCTTTAGCATAAGTAACCTTTTTGTCAGAGGCATAGGACTTAGCCATTGCTTCCAGTTTAGCTTCGGCATCATCGAAGTCACCATTGACATCTGACTTACCAAATTCTTCCATCTTCTGCTCAAAAGCAGCGTCAGCAGCCTTAAGAGCTTCCATAAGGATTTCCATGTCATCCATCTTAGAAACAGCAGTCAAAAGAGACTTAGCTACTTCAACTGAGAAGTTCGGGAGTTCCGCTTCTGCTCGCTTCGTGAGGGCCGTATCAGCTTTATCAGCATCGGCTTGCTCAAGAGCTTTAAGGATGGGTGCAGGAACATCAGACTTGTTGATTTTTTCGCCATCGTACTCGATAAACTCCTCTGGAGCCTTCTTTTCGATAGACTCTGCTGTGATTGAATAGCCGTCTTCAATAAGTGACTTACGAAGGCGCTCGTTCTCAGCTTTGAGTTTGTCTGATTTCTCTGTTAGTTCTGTTACTTCGGACTTCAGGGCCTCTACAGCCTCGTCATCCTTAACTTGTGTTTGATCGGTCATATCTTCTCCTTGCGAAGTATCACGTTTGTATAGGGGAGCCATCGCTAGAGGGTTCGCAGGGCGATCCACCAAAGACAATTCCTCCAGTTGAAGTTGTTTGAGGAGATTAGGCAATGTTGTATTCCTCTTTGGTTGCGCGGCCCCCAATAGAGAAGGCCTTTAGTTCACCAGACTTAACACGCTTCCAGACTTCATCATCATAGACCTTATAGGCTACAACCCATCCTTCACGTTCACACTGGATTCCGAGAGCTTTACAGATTTCATCGGTAACTGGCAGAGAGTGAATGACCTGTCCAGTCGCCTCACCTTCGTGCATAGTCTTACCAATCCGCACATGCTCCATAAACTCATTGACTGCCTTAACGAGCGTTTCAGCTTCGATAACGTCACCTTGTAGATCAACTACAGGAATACCCTTTTCAGTTACTACTGAACCCCAACCGTAGATAAGACGCTGCTCGTCATCTACCTTGA